TCGAACGACCAGCCCGTTATCGAAATTAGGTGGGCATAGATTGAGTCCCATTCGGGACGCTCCCCGCCGTTACTCCCCCCTGGACAAAACCGGATGAGCCCAGGACGGCTCTGACGAGTAAACCGATGTTATTCAGGTCGAGCCAGTCCTCGACTTGCTTCTGAGTAAGATCGGGGTAGTTGCGTGAAATCGCCGCATGGATGATCTGAGCGGCCCCATCAAACATCTTGATAGGTGTCTTTACCGCTGACAGTGCCTCGATAGTCGGATAGAGTTTCTTCAGTTGTCGGAACGATAACGCCGGAACGATATATTTTTCTCCGCCCAGCATGATCTCTGTACCCTCGTATTTCGGATCACTCATTTGTTCCCTCCAATTCGTAAATCCACATGCTCGTCCCTGCCACGTGCCGGTACGGAATCATCAGATCATCAAGGGCCTGCTTCACGCCGCCCTGGAAGAGATCATGACCGCACAGCACCTTCTTGCAGGCGGGGAGCCACGCCTGGACATCGGCCTTGACTGCCTCATATCCATGATCGCCGTCAATGAAAACCATCTCTATGCTTTTGCGGTCGAACATAGCAGCAGCCGCCACACTATCCATTTTCAACGCCTTGAGATTTCCGAAATGGCCGACGTTATTGAGGAACATTTGGTAAACATCCGCCTCACTCGCCAATCGGTGCGTGGTTTCCCGCTCAGATGGACTCCCCTGCCAATGGTCGATGGCCCAGACCGGCCCCTTGCAGGCCGTCAAGAGCGCATGTGTACTGCGCCCAAGCCAGGATCCTATTTCGACGACGGACTGCACCTTTGCCGCCTCTTTGTGCAGCCAGATCACTTCTTCTCTTGTCATCCAGCCGGGAATATCGGGCAGCGGCGTACCATCGGAGTATGTCGTCTTGATGACACCCCAGGATTGCAGCATGCCGTTCAGCATGTCCTTTTTCTGCTGCTCTGGCACGTTATAAGTGTGATAGAGAAATAAAGGATTCGCATAACCAACATCCTGGAGGATTTTCGTGAAGGTCGTGAATTTCAGACCGTACTTTGCAATGTTGCGGCTGCACACATAATCATCAATCAGATGCTCCGGCGTAATGATGCCGTTCAATTCAGGCCGCGATGGGTAGATATTCGCAAGAGCCTCATCAAGCGTCAGATCATCGAGAGGCCGCCACAAATCAATGCAGAGATGAGATGCGGCAGTAAACCAGTTGCAGGAGCCGATATGTCTGCCGTCGCGGAGAAAATATCGGTCGTACTTCCACCGGTTATCCGCCACGTCGCTGCCGTTGTGGGCCACGGTGTCGAGGGGCAGATGGTTTGTAATGTCCATCAGGTCGGGGTGAATGATGGCGTCGCTGTCGATGTAGATATTCCAGTCGTTCTCCATCTCCTGAGCCAACCTGTAAATCTGAAATTTCTCGTAAGTTAAGGGCCACGCCGGAAACTTGCGCTCCGTGATTACGTGGAAGAAAGCCCCGATCTTCCGGGCATAGTGCCTCATCAGAGGATACGTGATCGCCGTAATCTCTGGCGCGTAGTTGTTGCCAATATTGAGCGTGAAGATCGTCTTTTTTAGGGGCTTCTCCCATACCGCCATATCGCTCCTCCTCCATTTCCGTTGACATTACGATGATGCTACACTCAGCGTCCCCAGGACATTGCTGCTGTCCGCCATAGCCCCGAAATCGAACTCGGGAATCATAAAGTCTTCCAGCTTCGTCGCCACGGAAAGTTTCGATGCGGTGCACTGATTGAGCGTCAACGTTAAGTTGTTACCCTGGAACTGCCCGTTGAGGACGGCTTTGAAATACGGTGCGAGTCCGATGAGCTGATTGTTGATCGTGAACGTCTGTCCGGGACCCGTGGCAGTAGTGTAGGTATACCCGACTTTCATGGCCACGTTGTTGTCGCCGGAATTGAAATTATAGACGCCCGCTGCCACAGAATAGGTTCCGACTGCGTTTTGCGCGGAGAGCCTCGTTAGGGACAGGCCATTGTTTGAATACTTGACGCCCAGATCAAGGACCCAGGTCGCATTTTGCGCCACGGTGATATTGTTTGTAGTCACCGTATCGGCCTCGTCGAAAATTACCTTCGTTTCACCCGCCGCCTGCGTCTCACCGAAACACTGGTTGAAAAGCGTTGCCGTGATTCGTGCGGCCTTCGCCTTGCCGGTAATTTTGCATGTCCCCCTGCCGATGGCGAGCGGCAACTGATAGAGGCCGTGAAGTTCTTTAGTCGTCCAAGCAAGGTCAATGGTGACATCCTGGAGGCCGCCGAAGGGCACTGGGGTAGGATACGTTACCGCTACCCCGGCGAGCGTGATCGTTGGGATGGCCCAGAGAATCCCTGAGCCAAAGAAATATGCAGGTATTGCCATTGTTACTCTCCTTTCTCCTGATCCGCTTGAGTATCAAGAGGTGGATTAAGCAAGTTTTTCAAATCAATCTTCGCCTCCTGCAAGCGGTTAAATATTAAAACGTTGTCCGAAAATCCCGGACTATTGTGGAACCATTTCTGAAACCACGCCTCAACCAATTCTTCTGTCATGCTGCCTCCATTTCTATGGGGATGATCGCCACTTCCTGCTGGCCGAGTGCCCCTTCGCTCGTTTCGATGCGCCCCGAAATCCAACAGTGCGATACAAGGCCCCCCAGTGTTTGAAAGCCGGTGGACGCATCAGGGCCGAGCGCCGTTTCAATGGCGTCGATGATCGGATTCAAGAGAATCGCCGGCGATGCGTAAGGATCGGCTCCCGTATTGACGTAGACGTACAGGTCGGCGTAGAGTTTCCATTTTGCTGGGATGCCCCTCTGCTGTATTGGATCTTCATGCCGCTGCACCTGAAAGATGGCCGGTTGATTCTCCGCCGGCACATCAGACCAATGCAGAAGACGGCGGCTAATTGTTGTAACGCCACTTACCATCTGAATCTTAGCAAATAACGCCGCATAGATAGGTTCGCGGGTAATCATGACGACCTCACAAAGACGCCGGAAATAGCGTTTTCCAACTCCGCCATGACCTGCGGTTCCATTTCCGCCAGAGCCGTCCGCATGAAGGAACGCTCGGGCATTTTGGATCCTGGGTGATTGACTTTCTTCACAATGATCTGCTGGCCGCCCATTATAAACGCCAGGGCGCGGCCCTTCTTTGGCAGGATCACATGAGGCGGCGTCTTTCCGCCATACTCATGAATCGCGGCATATTCGATGTTGGTGCTGACGATGCCCGTGGTGATCGTATCACCGCTGATCTGGACCTCTGGCGATATGCTGCGCCTGAGCGTGCCCGTGCGGTTGGCGAGGACCTGCCCGCTCAATTTCTCGCCCTTTATCTTTCGCGTGAGTTTTAAGACAATCCGCCCCATCGATACCTGTACGGCTCCTTGGACTTCCGGGAACTTGCGAAGGATGTATTTGGGCACGCGAGCAGGATCGCCTATGATGGCCGCTCTGATCATTTTTCTTTCCTCGCTCCATAAAGAGCCACACACGCAAAAATGATGACGGTTCCAATGATGATACATTCGAGGATCATATGGGAATCACCTTCTTGTAACGCTGCACGACACGAAGCACATTATCGGGCATGTGGTCAGTCTGGAACGTCACCACCTCGCCAACTATGCTCTTGCTCTTCTGCCCGATGCGCTGACGGCCCAAGAATCGATATGCCACGAGATCAATGCACGCTTGCGTGAGATCATAAGGCAATTGCGCGTAGCCAGCTCTGTACAGCAATTCGATATTGTCTGTTCCTCGCGTAAATTCGTAGCCCCAGAGCATCACGTGAGATGCCGCATCGTTGTTCGTCCAGGTGTAACCTCGTTGCCCCGCCCCGAGTTGCGCCGGGATGCTCTGATTGTCGATAGTCAGGGAGGTTATAGACACTATGGGCCAATGCCGCGTCAGCAGTATGCCGTGGCCCCATCCGGCGCCGCTGTAAATCTCGTCATAATTCTCGATGTCAAAGACGCGACTCGCTTCTTGCCTGATGTCCTCAGATGCTGCGGTAATGAGCCTGGTGAGCTGTCCGTCCTTGGTGCTAACGGTCAAATCCAGCCAATCCTTAACGTCAGCCAGCAGGCAAAGATCGCCGGTCACAGTTTCTTGCCCCCTTTCCCACTCAACGTTTTGCCGAGTCCTTTGTTGGTGCCCGCCTCGAATAATTGCGCCCTCAGGCTGCCGATGGCATTATCTTGAGAAGCTGCCTTGATCTTCAAATCGGCGTTCTCCTTCTTCAATGCAGCGATCTCCATGAGAAGGATGTCCTGATCGAATTTCGGCTTTGCGGCAATCAGTGATTCCTGCGCCGCCTCATCCTCGGTTTGCAAACCATGCCGCCGCGCCTCAGATAAAGCATGATCGGGTACTTCCACGAAACCTTGATCATCCGGTTCGTAGTTGATCCCATCAAAGCCGAAGCTCGTCGCACGGGCAGGCAGTTTCAGCCTCATCAATTCCTCCGCATTCTGTAGAGGGACGCGGCTTTTTTAGGCACCGCGCCCCAGATTAATATCATCATTCTCCGCTTAGGCATTCTGGATGTTGGAAATCAGCCCCAGACTCGGTGGAAAATAATGTTGAAATACCTGATCGGCATACACGCCGATTTCATACTGACGGTTCACCATGGGCCAATCCTGCTCGTAGTAGTCACGTCGGCAGCGGACCTGCATGACATTGCTCACGTTGGAAAGCGGGTAAGGCAGGCGATGGCAGACCGCCAAAAGCGTCCCTTGCGGCACTTCGGGGTGAATCTTGATCGGGACTGCTTCCCCTTCTTCCGTCATCGTAAAGGGGTTGTAATACTGGATCCGGAGCGCCCCGCCGGTGATCTCGCCTTTTTCCATCGTCAGCACGAAACGCTGCGCCGATGCGGTGGCCGAAGCGAGAATCCGTTTACGGATGTTGTCCTTTTCCGCCGAGTTGCAGTAGATGACATCCGGGGCCAGCCGGTAATTCTCCCAGAAGGACCGGAGCATCGTGTTGATCTCGGTCACGCCGCCATAGTTGTCAGTCGTGAACGGCGCATTATCGAGACTCGCGATGTAGGACCCTGAGAGCGTGGTGTTAGCAATCGCAATCAATCCATCGAAAACCTTGGAGTTCTGCGAGAAGTCGTTCACGATATCCAAGGTGTTGTAATTCTGACTGCCCGTAGCCGCGTCCGTCTTGATTGTGTAGGCGTTAACTGTGGTGACGGCGCCGAATTTGACGGCCCCGCCGCTCGGACCCCAGAACCACGCATAGGCCACAGCGCCAGGAAGGGCCGCCACAGTGCAGGCAACGGAGCCGATGGATGAACCGCCCGTAATGGTCGGCTGGTACACTGCAGAGACGATGGCCGAACCGCCGTTGATGTAATCGGTCGTGCTCCCCATGTTCACTCTTGTGATCAACTGCTTGATGCCGTCCCCAGAGGTGCCGATAGTCGTGACAAGGGCATTTTTATAACCCTCAAGCGTCAGAGCCACGCAGTAGACGGAGTAAGGTGAATGTGCCGCCGTCATGGTGCCGCTAGTTTGCGATGGCGTGCCGGCTGGCGTCGGAGTCTGCCCAAGGGCGTAAGTTCCCTGTCCGCCGATCAGGAGACGTTCCTCGCCGATCATGACTCCCCGGAGCAGATTCATCGCTGACAGGGCGCGTAGATCATCAAAGCCTTCGGCACTCATCTCGGCTTCAAAGGTCACATAATCGTCGAGTCCGATGGTGCGATACGCGGCGTAGTAATCCTTGGTCGCCGTGACCTGGGATGCGTTACGATGCCCCTCGCCGACACCCAGGGATACGAAGGTCGTGTTGATCCCAGTGATGCCTCTCCAGTTCGCCTGGATGCCGCCCCTGCCGCTGACACGAGGCGTCTCATTGCGCAGCGGGGTCAGAACCGGGTAGAGCAGTTTTGCGGGGCCTTCGAGGTCATAGTAGGTGATACCCGATATTGCCGATGAGCTTTGGGTCCATGCTTTCATCAGTTCATCAGGTATAGGCCTCGAAAGCGCCGCCTTCGCCAAATTGATGGTTTCCGCAGTTATTTCTCTCATTTCTCATTCTCTCCTTCTCGGAATCGTGTATTAGCGGCCTGGCGCCGTAGGCGGCCTTTGGCCCGCTTTGTGAACAAATTTGATAAATTCCATTGCTGCCGCCTCAGGATTGCCAGACTTGACCAGTCCCTCGGCCTTCACGACAACCCGCTCCACGGCATCGTCTGCATTGCCGCCGCCATCCTGGACCTTCGTGATGGCGAAAGAAGTGTCCTTGAGTGCGGCTTTCGCCGGGGCGGGAAGCTTTTCAATCTGATCGATGGTGAGACCTTTGGTGGGCGCATAGACCTTGGCGAGAACGTCGGCGTACCGTGACTTTTCGGCGGTAAGGGCATCGATCTTCTGGAGAGCGTCATCACGCTCGCCGCTTATCTTGGCGAGATCGCCCTGGACCTTCTGAAGATCACCCGCATGGTCAACCTTCGCGGCGCCGTCCGCCTCGCACTTGGCACATTTAAAGGCGGTGTCGCACTTGTCGCATTTGCAGGTGGCGCCCATCGCAATGGTGTGATCGTGAATGGCCTGTATCTTGCCCATCGTCTCCTTGCTATGAGCGGCGCCGACTTTCTGAAGTTCACCCGTGGCGAGTTTCGAGAGGTCGCCGATGCGCTCGGCGAGTTTGATCACGTCGTCCTCATCGGCCTCCTGGATCTCGGAAACGATGAAATCCTTGAGCGCCTTGATGGCCTCACCCAGAGATGTCATCTGGGCCTGCGCCTCCGGACCATCTTCGTCGGTTTCTTTTCCGTAGAGGTAAATGATCTGCTGAAGGGCATAGACGGCGCTTGACACATCGCTGACTTCCTCGCCTGCCCACTTCTGGAGTGCGTTTACTGCTTCATTTTTCTTCACTTTTCCCTCCTTCACGGACGGAGGACCGTCCTTGTCTATTTTCGCTTTCCAAGCCGAAATGATTTTTGCTTTGATGGTCTTGAGGTCTGCCGCACTGTACTTGGCGGCGTTCTTGGGCATGTTGGCATATGACCAAGCTGCTCGAATGTGCGCCTCAGTATCAACGGGATATTTTTTGTTCTTGGCATCGGCAAAGGTGACGTCGCCATATTGTTTCTCGCCTTCCTCGGGATTCACGCCCTCCCTCGCAGCGACCTTCTGAAAATTATCATCGGCAAAATCAATCTTTTTAGATCCCCTGCCACTCGCTTGGCTCGAATGGTAATCGCTCATAGCCTGATGGTAGCCGGCAGCATTGGCATTGCCCGCTTTCTCGTGTAGAGTAGCCGCCTTATCATGAGCTTTTGCCGCCTTCGCATGGCCCGCTTTATCATTTGCGTTTTTAGTCGCTTGATGAGCGGCCCTTGATGCTTCATGCTCTTTACCTGCTCCTTCCGCGCCTACATGCTGATTCCCGTGGAAAGCGTGACCCACATAATCTCCCTTTTCCACATCATCAACGTTCGCAGTTGACCTATCCACAGACTTGAAAAGGTGCTCCTCCGTTGTGCCGTCCCCCTTTACAAGTTGGAAGGTAGCTGTAGCGATCATGGGCCGGTCAACGAGGGAAAGTTCATTCGGAACTGCCGTGTAGCGCATAACCTGCTGGTCACGGTACTGCTGGTATTTTTTGGAACCTTCCAGATAACTCCCGCCGATTGATCCGCCGGTGTAGGTGCCGTCAAGACACTTCGCCCATTCCTGGTCGTCACTGATCTTCAGGACGGCATCGATGGCCTTGTCGTCGTCGTCGAAGGTTAGCGGCTGCGCGACTATTCCGGCAGCGATATGGGCATGCATGGCACGGACGTTGCCGTAGGACTTCCCAAGACTGGCCTCATACTGATCCTGAGACCACTTCTCGAAATGGGGCCGGGAGGTAATGTAGTCCATGACCTCGGGAATCGGGCGTGTGCGGTCGGGGATCTCCTGGGCGGCGCGGAGATAAACCAGCCGTTGCTCCTCGTCAATTTTCCTGATGGGTAGAAAAAGTATGTTTTCCATGGTGCGCTCCTTGTTGCGTAAAATAAAAAAGCCGATGTCCTTTCGGATCAACGGCTTTCTGGAAGCTCTGAGTTTTTATGCTACTTTATTTCTTTATTTTATCGCTTAACTGCAAACGCTTATAAACTTCGTGCAAATATTCCTTTTCTTCTTCTGTAATTACTTCACTGCAAATAAGTTTTCTGATGTCCCGTATAGCTTTTTTCAGGTCTATTTTGTCACTCATGGCGATCTCCTTTATTCATCGTTTTGCACCTAGAGCATTTGATCTCATAAGTGCCCCTGATCTTACCGAGCAATTTCCTGCACGGAAAGCCGTTCGATTGAATGCCCGTGCAGCGGACTTCGATCAATTCTTTTTTGGCATCGGAGGACATCCGTTCTCCTTTTCGCCGTTTACTGTTATTCCCTCGGCACCGCATATTTTCTTTATTAGTGCCAATTCCTCCATCATCATTTTTCGTTCTTGCACGGCGATGTCGTGCGTCACCTGGAGAAGCGTGGTTTGCCTGTTCCCTTCTTTCCTGGCAACGAAGGCCAACACGGGAAGTGCGGCCCCCTGAAACAGTATGCTCTCAGACCATAGCAACCAGGCCATGGCGTCCCTCGGCTGATCCCAGAAAAGCGGGATCAGGCACATTGTAACGATGATCCAGAAGCAGGCCATGGTGGAAAGCCACGTGGCGAGGCGGTCAGCTATGAGGTCGTTGAGTTTCACGCTCCTGCCTCTGCCAAAACCGGCAACCAGTCACACACGCAATTATGAACAAATAAGTTGATTCCATTGCGACTGTGTGCTATATAGTATCCATCACGAGTTTGGAGATTATAAACATGGCCCGAAAAATCCTCTTTCCTGATCTTGCTGAGATGTACAAATCCTACGAGGCCGGCGAGACTATGGAATCTGTCGCCAAGCGGAAAAGCGTCACGATTAAAGTCATCAAGAGGTCGTTTCTCAATGCCGGATTCAATGTCCGTTCTTTCCGTGATGTCCAATTTCAAAGGAGAGGATTCGAGGATGCCGATGTTAACGCTCTTTACGCTGCCTACATTTCCGGTGAGTCCAGTGTCGATATTGCCAAACGCCTTGGCTGTCATAGCGCTACCTTGAGGAATGTTTTCAAACGGTTCGGTCTGATGATTAGAAACAGGTCCGATGCCCATACCATTGAAGCTGCCCGCGCCGGTGCTTCTGCCCGCGCTGCTCGCACTAATGCCGCTCACGATGCAGTCCGGGGGAAAAAGCAAACTTTTGAAAAACTCTGCAATCGCGCTATTGGAGTCCAAAATAGACCGCCCGCCGTTAGTCCCTACGAGCTTCAACTGTTCGGGATGCTTTCCGCTTCCGGCTTTGGCATTGTTCCTCAATTCGCTTGCGGCCCCTACAATATCGACCTTGCCGTCAACCATGCCATCGCCGTGGAAATCTACGGCGGAGGTTGGCACGCTGGAGGATGCCATGCTGCCCGTCATGAGGAGCGTACTCGCTATATCCTCGATGCGGGTTTTCATGTGGTTATCATCTGGGTACATAAGGCGTACAAATGCCCCTGGATCAGTGCAATAAACGAGATCGTCAAGCTCTGTGAGCTTTCCAGCAGCGATCCAGCCGCGCCGCGTCAATATCGGGTGATTTGGGGTAGCGGAGAGATCGTCCATACCGGAAACGCTAAGGATAACAATTTCCCCTTCAAACCATCGTTTGAACGTTTTCGAGACGCCGCCGGCAGATACAACTGTACCGGGAAGTAAGCATCTTGGATGCGCTGGGGCTTCCATATCACCACTCGGAAATTCCTCATCGAGTCCGATCACACCCTTGGCCTCGTTTTCGTCGCACTCATCCGGCTCGTCGTGTTCACTTCCGAGCAGCCATTCTTTGCCGCTCACCAATCCCGATTCTTTGTACGCAATAAAATTTCCACGACTGTCGGCGAAGGCAATCTCCGTGCGTGAGATGGTTTCTGCACGTTCATCAGAAAAAGCATAATTCTCGACGAGTTTGTCCTGCAATTTCTTGGTGCTCCAGCCCTCCTCGACGGCCTGCGTCACATCGCCCCTTAGCATCTCCCGCGTCGCCTGATCAATGGCCCAGACCGGATTTGGATTTTCGACGATCTCACCATCGACGATCTTCTTGCCTACGAGCTCCGCACCGCGCTCGGCGGCGTACTCGCGGGCCTGGTTCGACATGGTATCCGTCAGGTGCTCATCGTTAAGGCCGATCTGGAGGAGTGCCTGATAGACGCCGCTTGCGGTAACGCCCGCGATAACCTCTTCACTCTCACCGATGAGGACAGTCCAACCGGTAAGATCCAATTCGTCAAGGATCGCTTGGATCCGTTTCTTTGTTGCGGCGTCCTGCTTTTCCATCTTCTCCATGCTCAGGCCACGCACGGCCTTTTTGCCTGCCTTGAAAACCTCAGTAAATATAGCGTGTAGCTTTGCCCGGGCCTTTAGGATCTCCGGGCGCTCCCGGTCTATGCGAGGGACTTTTTTTTTACCCTTGGCCAACTTCTCCAGCTTTATAACATCATCATCGGATGTCAGGCCATTGCTGATTATGATTATCTCGTCAGCGCCTTTTGCTGCTTTTGCAAGGTTTTTCAAAATGGCATTGACTGCCTCATCATCGCTTTTTGGTAAATCATCGAGTTCGTCAGGTGTTGCAAATCCATCTTTCAAAAATGCCCTGAGGCCGTCGTGATCACAATCCTCTGCGAAGGCATTTAATTGCGCAAGGCCGCCGCCAGATGCGAAATCCGATATATAACCGTCAGCATCGTAAAACTGGTAACTCATTTGAATTTACTTTTCAAAGCAGTCAAAGACACTTTCTCCATGTTACCGAGCCGAAAGCTTCCAACACCGGCTTTGTAGTAGATAGAATTTGATTTATTGTCGAATACGACTGTATGGGCCGTACCTTTGGCCGCCGTCACCGCATCCATTTTTCTCGCAAGACATTCTTTTCTCATCGTGATCTTATTGCTGTCGCTGCTGACGATAGTTTTTACCTCGATCAAATGAGATCCTTTCACAACGTCGAAAGGAGCATTATCTGCGGTGCGTTCTCCTTTGAGTGTTTCCGCAAGACGTTGCTCGTTTGCATCGGCGGTGCGTTGCGCTTCGGCAGTAGCCGGCACATACGCAGCTTTTGCCCGTGCTGCTCGGTCTGATAATTCATGAGTCTTCGATTCGCCGCTTCCTTCTCCAAAACGACCTTGTGCATCACGAGGTTGGTCTTCGCTATATTTTGCAAGCTCTTCGACTGGCGGCTGCACAGCCTCTTTTTTCGTGTCGCCGCTATTGAGCCATGACTTAAATTGCTTCATCGTCATCGTCACTATGGAGCCGAGGCCACCCCATTCCGATTCATAATTCCCCAGATAGGTCTTTTTCGCCTCGTCCTCCGAGTTGGTCCCGAGGATGACTTTATGCTCGTCGAATTCCCCCGTATCGGGATCAATCTGATTCACAACGAAAACACTGCCGCTGTCGGGATTGTCACCAATGAAAACGTCAATATGATTTTTATCGTTTCCACGGGTGCCCTTGATGTAGCCATAATGGGCATAGAGTTCCGACGACCATTCCTTCCCATCCTTGGATATGCCGCTCCTGATGCTGCCCTTGGGATTCTCGATTGTGATGTCTAGGCCGTGAAAGGATATGTGCCCTTTCTTATAATTCCCCGCTGCCTTTTGCTTCTCTGTGGGCAGAGATGAAATATTCAGGGGAGAAGTGGCTGCTTCATGTGCGGCTTGATCAACTTCCGTCGACGAAAGTTTTTCGATCTTCTGAGCACCCGCTGCCTGATCACCTTCCTCCTCGCCCCTTGCCTTTCCCCCGTCTTCCGATGGTTGCCCCTCGGAGCCGTCTCCAGGCGGAGGATTTGTTCCCGGAGTCGGCGGCTCCGGCGGTGCAGGGGACACGATGGACTCGAGCAGCACCGCTCCGGCAGAGGTGTAAATGAGAGGCTTTGAGCCAAGGCCGTTCGGGTGGGGATCAAGACCATCCTTCGCCCGAGCTTCATCGAGACTGATTGTGCCGTTACGCAACTTTTCACTGAGAATATCAGCGAGGGTTTTCTGATCGATCTCCTCCTCTTCCTCCCAGGCGAATTCCAGGTCGCGGATATTCTCATACTTCCAGAGCAGATAATCCATCAACCGCTTCATCCAGGACATCATCGGCTCCAGGCCTTCCTCTTGGGCGGTCTCCTTCTGGCTCTCAGCGGTTGCGCGGTTCATTGCACGGATAAACGGCGTTGGAGGGATGCTAAACGCGAAACATACAATCCTGACCAGCCATTCGTCGAAGTCGCTCTTCAGCACAGCCTCTTTCGTCGGGTGGTAGTTCACCCCATCCGGAACGAACCTTGCCCGGCGGCGCTCCTGGATATTGCCGGAAAGCAGCTCATCCCAGTAAGTCTGGTATTCTCGGATCTGGTCTGAAGTCCAGCTAGCAGGCAATCCAATGATCGCCTCGGGCACTGAGCCCTCCGTGAATTCGGATAACTGGCTTATCTGCCGACGCAGGGCGATGTTGGTTGTCATTATGATTTGCTGAACTTGGCTGCACCCATAGACGTGGTTTGTCCGCCTGTTGCGCGGCCTGTAGACCAATTCGTCGCGCGAGAAATTCGACGTCATGATCCCATGAAGTATCTGCTGGTACGCGGTATCTGGCGGCATCGGCGTGCGCCCATCAGCGGTGATACGAGGCAAAATTGTACACCCGTCAACCAGTTCATATCCGAAAATCTTCCCGCCCAAAGTCTTACGAGGAAAAATTGTGGCGGCATCGCACACGAGCATGTCTTCCAGCAGCATCCGATACCACTCATCCCAGTCGTGTTCCTGATCAGGAAACTGAAACTTTTCCGTCAAGGCATCAATGCGGGGCTTGGCAGCCTCTGCAGTCTGTTTATCTGGCCTGCTGCCATTGTTGTCACGCACTTTGAATCGCCATTTCATTCTGACGGCTTGATCTTTTCTGGTTTCGATACATAGCCGCAAAACATCGTAACTCTCCGCGAGGCCGCGAAGGTCAGCGAATGAAATCGGCTCCCAGGCGCGCGGCGTGATGTTGATGTTGTAGCCAGGCACATAATCGAACTGGCGGCCCTTCGTTTCAGGGGCGATAGGCTGGAGGGGCTGTAGAGGACCAAACCATGCATTGGGCGTGGCCCCCGTCACCATATAACGGACGCCATCCTTCAAGCGCTGCATGATGCCGCCGTTCTGGGCCATCACGATGGTGGCCTGATCAATCGGCCTTGCTGGTATCAGCACGGGGTGCGCCAATTGTGCGGCTTTCTTGAAGGAGAAAAGGCCCATTCGTTATCCTGCATCCTCGGTTATGAACTTATTCAACTTCACCAGTGCCATCGGACTCACATCAACATCCCCGAATTGCTCAAGCGCAAATGGCCGCATGTCAAACTCGACCTCCACCGTTGCCAAATCCGTGTACGCTTTGGCAAATCCCCCGGCATCGGAAAGAACATAACTGTTATTTTCGATGACCGGGGCTCCATCTTGCCCCAACTGTGCGAACTCCTTGAGCAGCTTCATGCGCCCTTCTTCAAAGTCCTGAAACTCTTTCATGACCAACCGGGCCAATTTCCCGACCCAGTAAGCCGTTTTGACGGGGAGTTTGACGCTCCCGATTTCCTCCAGGCCCTCGATAATCCCCTTTAATTCCCCCAACTGAACTTTAACCATGCCTTCCTCCTCCCTATATTTCGTAATCTCCTTGGTGAAACTTCTGCAATGCTGCATCCATCCTACGCGCATAGACCGTCAGGTTGATACATTCAACCGATAACCGTTGTGCGAGACAGTAAACCAGCCGGATACGTTCACAGATCGTGTCCGCCTGACCCATCGGTTGCGCCAGAGAGACTCGCGCCACTTCAATTTCTCCCTGCATTATGGGTTTTCTGATAATTCCCATTATCTGCCCTTATGTGGTCGTATCTGCTTTGATCGCATACGCCTTGTTGTTGTAATAGATCGTCAGATAAATGGGAGTGCCGCCTGTCAGGTTCGAGCCAACGAAGGTCGAGCCGCTCCCAATGTCCATCAGGCTCGTGAACGGAGAAGCGCCTGGGCAGTGCAGCACCGTTGACCGCGCTGTGCTCAGACTCAAGCCATTGCTGCAAGCACAGAAGGCGCTTGCCACGTTGTTGGATGCGCCAGAGGTCGCCGAGAGATCAACCATGGCCATGACTGCGGCAGACTCGTTTGTGCTGATTACGGACGTGTCGCTCATCTCCAGATAGCCGATGAGACCGGCGTTAGATCCGCTGGGGAGCTTGCCGCCGACGACTCTCAAATGGCCCCGCATCGCCTTGATTGAGCAGGACGCGGCACTGCAATCTTTATCGACCAGGAAGCGGCTTTCGACGGCGTTGATGTCGACCGCATTTCCCGGCACGGTATTGGCGAGATCGCCATACACCTTGAGGATGCCGGCAATGCCCGAACCATCGGCAGGGGCCGCATTAACCGCGATGCCGCTGCCGTAAGCGCTCGCCTTGTCGCCGAGCTGGATAGCCGCCTGTCCGACCGCGCCGGCGGGAACATATAACCCATATCCCC